CCCAGCCCATGCTGGGTTCCATAGACCCGATGCGTCTGGCGGGTGCGCCCGGCCCGCGTGCCCCCGATGGGTTCTTCGCTGCACAAGCCCAACCGGCCACGCCATTCGCACCCCCGGTGGGTCGGCGTAACACCGTCGAGCAGCCGCTGTACTTCGGCGTCGCGGTTCAGAAGGAGCTGGCCACCGCGCAGGCGCAGCAGCAGCAACTGTCGGACAAGTTCGCTGCCGAGGACAACACCTTCGGCCAGCGCTACAACGCCGCGGTCCGGCTCAACCATATTGTGCCCTCTCTGTCCCATTGGTGGGAGAACCGCCAATTGGGGCAGACGGGTTCCCCGGACTACACCCCGCCCTCTGTCGAGCTTCTCTACCATGAGATGAAAACGGCGGGAGTCCCCCCGGAGCACGCCCCGCGCCTCGAAGAAGCAACCTCCGACGCCCACCGCGCCAGCATCCTCGCTGGCATCTCCCAAGAGCTTAAGGCTCAACGCGTGGTGGCCGAGGGTAGTGGGCTGTCAACCTTCGGTATCAACGCCCTGGCGGGTCTCTCAGACCCCGTGGCGATGCCGTTGAACATCCTGCCGATTGGCCCCGCCATCAAGGGGGCGAAAGCAATCAAGGAACTCAGTGTCCTGAAGGAACTCGGCAAGGGTGCCGCGGCGGGTGCCGGCGTCGGAGTAGCGGTGGAAGCCCCGCTGCTGGCTACGCAAGAAACCAAGACCTACAAGGAAGCCCTCGCCTCCGTCGCCTTCTCGTCTCTTCTCGGGTCTGGCCTGCGACACCTCGGGACCGGCGAGGCCCGCATGCTGCAGGCGGAAATGCTGCGACAAGATGTCCGCTCTCAGCGGGTGTTCAACGCCGGCATCGATGCCGCGAAGAAGGGCCGGCCGCTGGTTGAAGTACTGCCGCATGAACTGCGCTCACCGGTTATTGAGCCGGTGCTGCCGGACGCCCACCAGCATGGTCCGCAATTGACCACGCCGGGCGCGGATGACCCCTTTCAACTCGCTCTGTTCCTGCCAAGCCGTGGGCTGACGACGCAGACCGAGCTGCCCCTGAATCTACCCCCAGGTCAGCTACGTCTCGATCTACCCGCACCGGCGGGAGCCCCCGCGCCCTTCCAGCCCTCACCGGGACAACTCGGGCTGGATCTGCCGTTGCCGGTGGCTACAGGCATGCGTGCCCCCGACCCGCGACTGCCTGGCCTGCCGTCCGAGGCCCCGGCGGTTCTCCGGGAGGAACCCACGGTAACCGCCAGTGCCCCCGACTCTATTACCCAAGGCCCTGACGTGGCCCCCGCAGGTGCCCCTACGGCTGCCGCGCCGGGAGCTATCGATACCGGTGCGCCGGTGGTGCCTGGCGGCGAACCCGCGCTGGTAACCGCCGCGCCCGACGCCCTGCCAGTCGGCCCCGCAGTGCCCCCGATGGCTGCCCCCGTTGCCCCTGCCCCACCCAAGGTGTTCGCCTCCGGTGAACCTATGAAGTGGTTGGGTGTGGATGGTGCCCCTCGTGCGGGCACCGTTACCAAGGTCTTCAAGAACGGAAATTACTCCGTGCTGGATCAGGCAACAGGCAAGCAGGTCAAGATCACGAAGGACCAGGCGCTCCCGCCCGAGCCTCCCCGCAGTGCCCCGCTGGAAGCGCCGGTAGCCCCCCAAGGGGAACTTGCGCTGGCGGGTGCGGCCCCCGACGTTGCCATGCCAGGCCCCGAAGTGACCGCACCGGTAGCCCCACAAGTGGCCCCCGAGGCTCCTGTGGCAACCGCCGTTGCCCCCGAGGCCCCCGTGGTCCAGCCCCACTTCGACGAGGTCGGCCTACACGACCGCATCGCCGCCACCAAAGCTGCCGAGGAACAACTCACCAAGCAGGTGGAAGAAGCCGCAAGCGCGGAGGTGCCCAAGGTTCACGCCGAGGGCGACACCATCACGTGGACCGACAAGAACGGCGCGGCTCGTCAGGGCACGGTCGAGAAGATTCTGCCGAACGGTAACTACATGGTGCTGGACGACCTCACGGACGCTCCCGCACGTGTGACGCCCGCTCAGGTGGCAGGCGGCGCTGACCCCTTCATGGGGAACACCGCCGGTGCCGCGCAAGCGCAGTCAACGGCCATCTGGAGTCTCAAGGATGTGGCCGAACCACCGGACCACTGGTACGAGTATCCGATGGCGTGGGGCTACAAGGCCCTTCGTTGGGATCCGACCGGCTGGTTGAAGAACCAGAATAACCCGGTGTTCCAATTCTTCGGTCACCACGCCGGCGAGGACGGCATCGGTATCAACAAGGATGGCTCCGCGGCCCGCATCTCGGTTGAGGAATACGCCGAAACCATGCGCGCCTCGACCCACTCCCAGTGGATGCGCACCAGCAACGAGGGCTTCAAGCAACACGACGTAGGCCAGCCCTTCATGGGGCGGGACGCACGCCGCGAAGCCTTCATGGACCGCGTGTCCACCCTGTATGAACAGGAGGTCAGCCCCAACAGCATGTCCCCCGGCGAGAAGATGACGGTCGACGCTGCCCGCACCTACTTCGCCAACTTCGAAAAGGCCATGCTGGATTCCGACCTGGCCGCCGCACGAGGCCTGGGGCAGGGCACCCGGCCGTACCTTCCGCACATCGTCGATGCGTGGAAGTTCCGACACGCGCTGGACGACTTCAACTTCGATGCCGTAACGGACCTGCTGCACGGGGCTCTCCTCAAGCGGTCCCTCCATGCCGGCCCGGTGGATAACGCCACGCGCGAACTGCTGAAGTACATGGCCAAGGGCTATGTCAACGGCGTCGCAAAAAGAGGCACTATTCGCGACATGATAGGGCACCACGGTTTCGCCCTGGATGACCGCCCCTCGATCCGGGAATTCCTCAAGGGATCCGGTATCAAGGAGTCCCGCATCGACTCCCTGCTGGACTCCATCGAGAAGCCCAAGACCGATGGTCCGGCGCGTCTCAAGCAGCGCTACGATTTCGACATGGGCCATGCGGTCACCGCGCGGGGCAAGGATGGCTCCATGAAAACGCTGAAGATGACCGACCTGTTCGAACGCAACCTCGACCGTCTGGTGCCGATGTATGGGCGTCAGGTGGCCGGGCACATCGCCTTCGCCAAGCACATGGGCATCAAGGGGCGTGAGGACTTCTTGCGGCTGCGTGCCATGGCGCGTGACCCCGGCGTCAACACCCTGAGCGACCAGGCTACCGAGCGCGGGCTGAAATACCTGGACTACATGTACGACGCCGTGACCGGTAATCCATTGGAGCACGACCCGGGGTCCGCCCTCTCCGTATGGGGCCGCCGCATTCGCGACTTCAATTTCATCCGGTTGATGAACCAGGTGGGGTTTGCGCAGGCGGTGGAAACCGCACGCGTGGTCGCCACGGTGGGCCTCGTGCCATTCATCCGGCAACTGCCGGCACTGGCCGAGTTTCGTCGCATCGCCAAGAACAGCCCGAATGGCAAGCTGACCAACAGTTTGCACCGGGAGATGGAGGCGATGATCGGCATCGGCACGTTCCGTCTGCGTAACCAAGTGTTCACCGGCGTCAGCAACGACGGCGAGTACCTGGGCGGTGCTTTCGACAAGATGATGCACACGGGCAAGAAGGTCACCTCGACCATCTCCGGCATGAACTTCATCACCGAGGTGCAGCAGAAGATGGCCGCGGCAGGCATGGCGCAGCGCATTACCGACATGGTCCGAAAGGCCAATCTCACCGACGGCAACGTGCACGAGCTGGCCTCACTGGGAATCGACGAGGAGATGGCAGCCCACATCGGGCTGGAGGTTCACGCCAATGCTAAGTATGGCAAGGGCCGAGCCCTGCACGAACTGAACCTCGAACAGTGGGGCAATCAGGAAGCAGCCAACGCGCTGATCATGGGCATCAACCGCAGTGCCCGCAGGCTGGTACAAGAAAACTCCTACGGAACCTCCAACCCCTTTATGCACAGCACCGCGGGGAAGTTCCTGTTCCAGTTCCGCACCTTCATGATGAACGCGTTCTTCAAGCAGACCATGCATGGCGTGGCGATGCACGACGCGGCCAACGTGATCGGGCTGTTCGCCACGACCCTGCTGGGTGGCATGAGCTACGTGCTCCAGACCTACGCCAATCATCCCGATAGTGAGAAGCGCGACGAGCTACTGTCCCCGGCGAAGATCGTCCTGGCTGGATTCAACCGGTCAGGGTACTCAAGCCTGATCCCCGCGGCCGCCGATACGGCCATCGGGGTCGCATCAGGGGGCACCGTGGGCGGCCTCTTCAGCCACGCACGCGCCTCCGGGCTATCCGGCGGCCTCGGCGGCATCGCCACCGTGGACGCTATTGACAAGGCGAAACGTGCGCTCGCGGCAGGCCCCAACCTGCTGCGCGGGGACTACCAGTTCTCGCAGGCAGATGCCCGCGCTATCTCTGGACTGCTCCCCTACCAGAACGCACTGGGTATGCGGCGGGGCGTGAACGTCCTCATGGAGACCCTCCCCCGTGAGTCCACCAAAGGCACCCCCAACGCCTACGACCTGTTGTTCAAGTAATCCCTCCGGGCCTTCGGGCCTGGGGGTCTCCCCTCCAGTCCCCAGGCACCCATGGCTTACTCCATCCAGCCCCACACCGGCGACGGTGTTCTGCAGAACTTCAACGTCCCGTACCCCTACATCCTCCAAGCACACGTGCTGGTGTATGTGAACGACGCGTTGCAAGCGCTGGCCACTGATTACACGTGGCTCAATGCAACCACCATTCGATTCAACTCCGCGCCGGCCGTTGCCGCGCAGATCCAGTTCCGCCGGGAGTCCGCACGGGCCACCCGCCTCGTCACCTTTCAAGATGCGTCGGTCTTGAGCGCCGGCGTCTCTAACGCCAGCGATAGCCAGAACTTCTATGTGGCTCAGGAAGCGCTCGACCTCGCCGGCTCGGCGGTCACGCTGTCCTCCGACAATGCCATCGATGCGGGCAACAAGCGCATCAAGAACTTGGCCAGTGGCACACTGCCTACCGATGCGGTCACCAAGGCGCAGCTCGACTCAGCCGCCATCTTTGGTGTGACGCCCACGGCAACGAGCCTGGCCACGACCCCCTCGGGGAACCTTGCGGCCACCAACGTGCAAGCCGCGGTGAACGAACTGCAGAGCGACATCGACACGCGCGCACCGCTCAACAGTGCGACCCTCACGGGAACCCCTTCGGCCCCCACGTTTGCCATCGGCACCAACACGACCCTGCTTGCCACTACGGCATTCACGCAGGCAGCCCTCGCGGCGTTCCCGCGCTACGGCAACCGCATCATCAACGGGGCACTGCTGGTTGACCAGCGCAATGCTGGCGTTGCTGTGGCAGTCACCAGTGGCACCGCCGTGTTCCCGGCCGACCGCTGGATGGCCTGGGCGGGCGGGGTGGCGGCGGCCACCGCGACGCGTACCGCAACCGGGCCGGGGCAGTTCTCCCTCGACTACGCCCTCAACATGCAGCGCACGGCAGGTAATGCGGCCACCGTGGCCCTCAATCTCGGCCAGATCGTTGAGTCCGTCAACTGGCGCGCGCTCGCGGGGCAGGCCGTCACCGTCTCGTTCTACGCAGTCCGCGGGGCCAACTTCTCAGGGGCATCCAACCTCCTGACGGCGAACGCCTTGACCGGCACCGCGAATGACCAGGGGCGCGCGTCACTTATCGCGGGCACGTGGACCGGACAGGCGTCGGCCTCCCAGACCTTCGCGCTAACAACGACCTGGACACGCTACAGCTACACCTTCACGGTCCCGGCCGGGGCATTGGAGGGTTCGGTGGTGTTCTCGTACACCCCCGTAGGCACCGCAGGTGCGGCCGATTCGTTTGCCGTTACAGGTGTAGACATTCGCGCGGGTGCCATCTTGGCCGCCTTCGATTACACCCCCATTGGGGACATCTTGCGGAGCTGTCAGCGCTACTACTGGGCTGGCGCGGCCCCCTATATCTCTGGTGGGTGCAACGTGAACACCACGTCGGCGTGGATTCACACCTACAACTTCCCAACGACCATGCGCGTGGCCCCTACGGCGACGATGCAGGGGACGTGGGTGTCAACCGGGGTGACCGGGCTCGCGGTGTCCGGCAACTCCGCCGACACATACGCCGTGTCATTTAACGTCGCCGGCCCCAACGCGAACGCCGCCTGGACCATCGCCCCCAACTCCTCCGACGACCGCGTCGCCGCCGATGCTGAACTTTAGAAAGCTCCCCATGTTCGACCCCAAAGACCCTATCCACCACGTCGCCCTCCTGTCTGTCATCGGGGCCCTCGTGGGTCTCGGCCAGATCCTTTCCGACGGCGTCAGGCTGACCCCACGCTCCATCGTCGGGCGCTGCATCATGAGCGCCGGCCTGGGGGCGTCCGCCTCCATCGCCCTGTCGTGGCTTCCTGAGTTGCCCCTTGCGGCTCAGTACGGCCTCGCAGCGGGTATGGCTTCGCTGGGCACCAGTGGTCTGACGTTGATCTTCCAGAAGTACGTCTCCAAGTGACCTTCCTCGGTGTTACCTCCGAGTGGGTCTCCGGGTTGACCTTCGGAATCGAACTCAACTCAGTCGGCAACCTCCATGCCATCTCCCTGGACCTGGGCATCTTCCGTTTCCTGCTGTTGTGGGAGACGGCATGAGCGACCTACGCGCCACCCTCGCCGTGCTGCACGACCTGGTCGCCCACGATCTGGTGGCCAAGTTGCAGAGCGGGGAAGCCCCCGCCGCCTACCACGCGCAGGCCATCGCCCTGCTGAAGCACAACAACGTCCACGTGGCCCCCGGTGCCAAGAACAAGGCGCTGGACAAGCTGCGCGACACGCTGGAGGGTCTCCCGATCCCCGGCCAAGCCATCGCGGAACTGCTCAATGCGCCTGAAAAAGACTGACCGACTGGATGCCTTCCGCCTGTTCGGCAAGACCTGGACCGTCCAGTGGCTGCCCATTGAGGGGTGCGCCGGCAAGACCTACCATAGTAAGCTGCTGATCCAGGTGGATCCCAACTACGCGCCGGAGTACGTCCAAGATACCCTCCTGCATGAGTTGACCCACGCGGTTGACAGCGAGATGGAACTCGACATGACCGAGCATCAGGTGCGCAACATCGCCACCGGCCTGCTGGGGATCATGAAGGACAACCCCGCTCTGTGTACCTACATCTTCGGGGAGATCGGCTGATGCTCATCCAAGCCCGCCTATGGGCCGCTGGGGTGATACTGGCACTTCTCCTGGGGTCCTTCGGGACCCTGGGGGTGAAACTTCACAACGCCCGTGCGGATGCCCGCAAGGCCCACTCTGCCCTCGTTGCGGAGCGTCTCGCGGCTGCCGAAGCCTGGGCACAGGCCGAAGCCCGGGCTCTGCAGCAGCAGACCGCCTGGCAACAGGCCTCAACCCTATCGGAAAAGACCTATGACCAGAAGCTTGGCGCTTTGCGCATGGCTGCTCGCAACGTTTCTGCTGTTGCTGGCGGGGTGCGCAACGTCGCCCCGCGTGGTGGGAGTGGCGACCTCCTGCCCCGCCCTACCGGCCCCGCCAGCAAACCTGATGCTACCACCTCCGACCCTGGAGTTGGTACCTCGGGAGCTGATGTACCCGTAGATGTACCCGCAGAGGCCCTCGTGGACCGCTGCGCCGAGACCACGCTGCAATTGTTGGGTCTACAGGCCTACGTTCGGTCCCTCTCAGGGGCTAAATAACCTGAATCCACGCCAGTGCCCCTCAGACGCCCTATAAGGCGTTCTGGGGCGTCAGGCTACCCACGTACCACCCACGCCTCCTGCGTGCCGCCTTAGGTGGCAGGCGGACCCGTGCTGGACATCTGGAGCACCATGGAACTAGAACAACGACTTCAGGAGGACTTTGCGGTATTCCTGTGGGCCATATGGCGCGAATTGAAGCTCAAGGACCGCTGGGGAGAGGACGCCGACCCCACACCCCTGCAGTATGACATTGCCCGGTACCTTTCGAAGGGTCCCCGCCGCCGGATGGTTCAGGCGTTCCGCGGGTGCGGCAAGTCGTGGATAACGGCGGCCTACGTCCTCTGGCGGCTGCACTGTAATCCGAACGAGCGCATTCTGGTGGTGTCGGCGTCCAAGGACCGCGCCGACGCCTTCTCCATCTTCGTTAAGCGACTGATCGATGAGATTGAATGGCTACAGTACCTCCGGCCTGATCCGGCGAAGCAGCAGCGAGACTCGCTGGTGGCCTTCGACGTGGGTCCGTCTGACCCCCACCAGGCTCCTTCGGTTCGCTCCGTTGGTATCAGCGGACAGCTCACGGGTGGCCGGGCCACGCTCATTGTTGCTGACGACGTGGAGGTTCCCAAGAATTCTTTGACGGTCACCATGCGGGACAAGCTCACCGAAGCCGTGAAGGAGTTCGACGCCGTGTTGGTCCCCGACGGTGAGGTGGTGTACCTGGGGACGCCCCAGACCATCATGAGCCTGTACAACGGGCTGCCAGCACGTGGCTACCAGGTGCGCATCTGGCCAGCCCGCTACCCGACCCCCGATCAGGCCCGTTCCTACGGGTACGCCCTGGCCGAGGATCTGGCCGAGCAGCTTCGGCGGAACCCCTCCCTGGCCGGCAAGCCGGTTGAACCTACCCGGTTCGACGACACCGACCTGCTGGAGCGGGAAGCCTCCTACGGCCGCTCGGGGTTCGCCCTCCAGTTCATGCTCGATACCTCCCTCAGCGATGCCAACCGGTATCCGCTGAAGATGTCCGACCTGATGATCATGGATTGCAGCGCCACCATAGCCCCCGTCAAGATGGCATGGGGTGGCAGCCAGGAGCTGGTGGTGGAGGGTCTGCAGTGCGTGGGCCTCCCCGGCGACCGCTTGGTCAAGCCCATGTACATCGACAAGGCATTCACCGAGTACCAAGGCTGCACCATGTCCATCGACCCGTCAGGCCGGGGCGGGGACGAGACGGGGTACGCCGTGGTGGCCATGCTGCATGGCATCCTGTTCACGCTCGCCCTGGGCGGGTGCAAGGGTGGCTATGAGCGGGACACCCTGCTGGAGATTGCCAATACAGCCAAGCGGCTGAGGGTCAAGCGGGTGGTGGTCGAGCCCAACTTCGGGGACGGCATGTTCGTCCAGATGCTGAAGCCGATATTCGCCGAGATAGGTTACCCGGTGGAGATCGAGGACACCCCGCACGCCACCGTTCTCAAGGACAGCAGGATCATCGATACCCTTGAGCCCGTGTTCAACCAGCACCGTATGGTGGTCGACCGGTCCCTGATCGAGTCAGACCGGAAAGCCGAGAGCGAGGACTACCAGGCATTCTTCCAGATGACCCGCATCACCAAGGAGAAGGGCTCCCTCAAACGGTATGACCGCCTGGATGCATGGGCAATGGCCGTGGCAGACTGGGTAGCTATCCTAGATATGGACAACGCCCGAGCCTCCGAGAGCTACCGAGAGGACGCCCTACTGAGGGAACTACAGGACTTCGAGGATGGCATCTTCGGCGGAACTGCCGGAGGGAGACAATCCAATTGGATCAGCAGTACCTTGAACCCCAAGATCAATGGGATAGGGCACATCTGAGCGTCTAAACCCAGACTCTAGGAGGGAGGGGTACTTAGGGTATACCTTAGGTTCCCCCTAAGTACCCCCTTAAGTGTCAACTAGTAGGGGTACATGTGGTGGTAGCTACTTATGTACACCTGAGGATACCTGTGGGGAACCTGAGGGGAACCTGAGGGGAACCTGAGGGGAACACCACCTCGACACCACTCCCCCATCAAAACATACTGAAAATGTGAGGGGGTATGGATAGCAAGGGGCTGGCCCAGTTCCCCCCTGGCCCCCATCGGCTCCTCGGCAGCGGCACTTGACAGAGCAGTCAGAAGAGAGTAGGTCAAAGAGCAGTCAAAGAGCAGTCAAAGAGCAGTCAAAGAGCAGTCAAAGAGCAGTCAGCTGCTAGGCCCTTGATCGCCCGAAGTGGACTGCGGTGGACTGCGGGGCTTGGCCGCCGCTCGATAGCCGAGCCGCCCCGGCGGCGCGGGGTGTATCAGTCTTTTTTTCGATATCGCTTGCATTCCCGGATTAGACCGGGTATAGTTCGGTTGCGGTACCGACAACGACCCACCCAAGGAGACAGACATGAACGACGCCAATGAATTTAAAAACACCTTGACTGAAGCGATTCTGCGAAACGCCGCCTTGGTGGCCCAATGCGCCCCGGGAACCCGAGTCGTCCTACGGTACGACGACACGTCGGGCGAATGGCTTGCGACGGTGTACGACGCGCCCTAAGAGGGCACCAGGGATAGCCCTCGCGGCTATCTCGGGCGCCTTCGGCAGTCCACCACAGGAGAACAGACATGAACAACGAACCCAGCGCACTTCGAATCAGCATCTGGTACAGCGCCAACGTCGGCGCATGGGAGTACTACGTCCGGACCTTTGATGATGATGGTCTGGTGGCAGTGGGATCACGCGGAAGTCTGATGCACAAGCGCCGCGATACAAGCCTGCGGGTGCTCCGTCGAGCGCTTGCGCGGTACTGGCCAGCCGACGTGCGGATTGCGCAGCATTGGCCCGTACTCCCCTCGCGCACTCGCAGAGATGACGCTTGGTTCGCATCGGCAGAGGGCGACGGATGGGAATACGCGATGACCTAGAGGGCACCAGGGATAGCCCTCGCGGCTATCTCGGGCGCCTTCGGCACACCGTAACCCACACCATAGGAGTCACCATGTCAACACTTCGAATCAGCATCTGGCACGAGAGCAACGAGAGCGACGACGTCGGAGTCTGGAAGTACAACATCCGGAGCTCGACAGCGGAGCGAGGAGAGCAGGGGGTCCTGATGTACGGCCCGGTCGATACGGACCTAGACGAATTCCAGTTTACCCTGTCGCGATGCTGGCACGCAGTACGCCAAGCTGCGCCGCGCTATGCTGCGCTCCCGCAGAACGCCCACTGCCGCGAGGCATGGATCAGTACGGAAGAGGGCGATGGATGGGAATACTTGGAAGGGCCGATTCGATAGTGCTTGCATTCCCGGATTAGACCGGGCATAGTTCAGTTGCGGTGCCCAAGGGCTATCTCGGTTGTCTTCGACGCACCGTAACCCACACTAGGAGCTCACAATGAATGTCCTTTGGCTTAGCCGTCACACCATGACGACAGAACAGCGGGCAAGCCTGTTCACCCTGATAGGCAACGACGCCGATGTAATAACCGTAAACCTGACGTTCGCGAACGACGGCAGATTCGCCGCACAGCAAATCTGCGACGTGGCGCTGGCCCGGCAGTGCTACATAATCACGGGCGTTATGCCCGCACATGTCGCAGTAAGACTTGTCGAGTGCCTAGACGCACTGAATGGGGAAAGTGGCGCGCGCCGTTTAAGCTACTGTTGTCCCGTTAGTGTCGCGTCTCCGGCGGTAGAAGGAGAAGTTAGGGGCGGCGGTTTCACTCACGATCATTGGGAATGGCTGAGATAGAGAGGGCACCGGGGATAGCCCACGGCTATCTCGGTTGCCTTCGGCAGTCCAACACAGGAGAAGCAAAAATGAACACAGTCGGCGTATGGTATGGCGTAGGTGGATGGCGATACTTCGTTCGGACGGTTGATGCTGAAGGCCGCGATCGATACGGCGGAATAGCGGGCCAACTACCGTGCCGATATGATGCGAGTCTGTGCGAGCTACACCGTGCCCTTGCCCTACGCTGGCCAGAAATGCCAGAAGCGTATCGCCATGACGAAGCTTGGACCGCCGCGGAATACGACAAGGGCTGGAATACTAAAACCTAGGGGTTCGCCATGTACCGCATCATTGCTCGCATTATCATACTCTCGCAGCTTGGCTTGTTCGTAGTCGCATCCCTATGGCTGTGGGCACAAGCGTAGTCCATCCATCTTGTCATGAAATAGCAGAGGAGTCACCATGCACCCTAATGGATACGTAGTCTACGAAGGGCCATCGCTGATCGACGGTGCACCGATTGTCGCGGTGCTGACTGGAACGGCGCGCGCGTCGTTGAACCCCAAAACTGGCCCGATGGCGCAACTGTGGATTCTCGGACAGACCAATGCGCCCCATGTGGCAGTCAGGACTGGCGAGGATTCATCAGTCTGCGGAGACTGCAAGCTGCGGAGCGGTGGTGGCTGCTACGTGGCCACGTTCCATGGGCCGCGCTCGGTCTGGCAAGCTTGGCACTCGGGCGGCTACCCTATGCTGCCCGGGGGCGGTATCACGTTGCCAATGGTACGGCTGGGTG